GATGGTCAGTCGTGGCGCTAACTTACGGAATGATAGGAGACCGGCTAAGTAATCTAGTGGCGGAATTGCGCGAAATCAACGAGGACGGGCTAACGAATCAAAAGGCTAGCGAATTGTCTAACTTTATAAGTATCTTGGATAATCTTAGATCCGCTTGTGACGCTCTATCTATGGTAGGCCCATAATGACTACTAAAATTAGGGCCGATAAAGTAACAAGGGACAAAACTAGTCTTATTGTGTATAGGGAAACACTACTAGACATAGAAGACATTGCCCTAACTGGTTTAGAGTCTTCGAATGTAGGTACTAAAGACTATTACGCCTACTCTCGTATAGTAGATCTTATTACTAATCTAATCTAACTAACTAACCTAACTAGGATGGATAGTCTACCCTTAACCGGGTGGGCTATTCGTCTTTAGTAGGCTAATTGGCTATGGGTCTAATTGTTAGGGTCGTCATCCGTCTAAGCGATAGAACGCCAGCTCGTACCTAATGCCCCTAGATTGCTCTTCCTAGCCTTGTTTAGCCCGGTCTTACCTTGTTTAGCCTTGTTTGGTCTCATGGTCTCTAATCGCGTCCTATGGTCTTATCCCGGCCTAGTGTCTTGATCTTATCCCGGTCTAGTGGCGCTCCCGGTCTCATGGTCTAGGCTTGTTAGGTGATCTGGTCATTCGTCTTGGAGCTTGTAGGGATGGTAGGAGCGTATCTAGCCGGGCGGCGTTATTGGCTAGCATGGCTACTACTGGCGGCTAATAGCGTGGCCTGGTCTATCTATGGCCTAAACACTGGTCAGTACGGTTTTACCCTTGCAGCGCTGGCGTATTGCCCTTTATACATTAGAAATGGCTACCTATGGCGGCGTAGGCGTAAGGATGACGGGTCTAACCCATAACCCGGCGCGAAAGGTCTTAGGGTCTAACACTTGTAGCGTAGTAACCCCATAGCTACCCGTCTTAGAGCGCCTACTACCCTTATGGCCTAAACTGGTCTAATGCTCTTAGGTCTACTATTCATAGCCGCGCTACTGGTCTTAACTATCAGGTTTAGCCTATGACGGTAGTAGCCGGGCTAATCGTACCGGGTAAGGATGGCGGCGCGTGGATAGGTAGCGACTGTTTAAGTAGTGACGATACCGGGCTAGCGTCTCGTAGCTCTACGCCTAAAATAGGCCGCTATGGAGACCTGCTGCTAGGTTTCGCTGGATCGTGGCGCGCCGGGTACTTATGGCACAAGGCCGCTAGTAGCGCCTATTCACCTAGTCTGAATCAGTTACTAGACGTAGTGAAACTAGATGACGCTCTAAAGGATGACTGGTCGCTACTTGCAATAGAGCGCGGCGTGATATATGAGATCAACGCGGATCGCGGAGCAATAGCGGCTAGACCTAATGCGGATGGCGTATCCTATGGCGCGATAGGTAGTGGCGCGGCAGTAGCTCTAGGTGCGTTATACGTTGCGACTAGTGAGAGACCGGATGAGAGTAGCCTAATACGCGCCCTAGAGGCCGCCGAGGAGCATATTACTAGCGTTCGTAGTCCATTCACCATTCTAACTTTGTAACCGTCAGAATCGCCTTATAGAGCGCGCTTGTTACCATTGTGCTATTCTTTATAGGTATTATGCGCGCATAGCGTCCACAAGCTAAAGGGATAAATGCCTAGTGTAAATTCTCGCGGCGGTTTCGTTAAAACTGCTGAATCAGCTATGAAAGATACCGAGGCGCTACGCCTTAGATCTAGCGGCATGACCTACAGCCGTATAGCAGAGGCGCTAGGAATCTCCAAGAGCCACGCCTACTACCGAGTGCAGAACGCCCTCGCGGCAATACCAGCCGAAGCGGTAGACGAATACCGACGCTTAGAGAATGAGCGCCTAGACGCACTGCTAGAGGTCGCTATGGCGAAAGCACTAGACCCAGAGGCAAAAGGCGGAGCGTTATTCGCAATCGACCGCGTGCTGGCGATCCAAGACCGACGCACGAAACTACTCGGACTAGACGCACCAATTCGACACGAAGTAATCACATTGGACTACATACAAAGCGAGATTATTCGCCTACAAAATCAACTAGGGGTAGAAGATGGCGACGATAGCGGAACAGCGCCTAGCGGAACTCAGGAAACTGGAACAGTTAGAGCTATTGAAGCAACAACTGGAAGCGGAACAGGCGAAGAAAGCGGTCACGAACTCTAGGTATCGCCAGAGCGCACGACCAGAACAACTCCCACCCGAAGGCGACTGGCGTATTTGGCTAGTGATTAGCGGACGAGGCTGGGGAAAGACCTTTACCGGCGCTGGCTGGCTACTCGAACAAGCGCTACTACAAGAGAACACCGAATGGGCGGTAGTAGCGCCGACCTTCACCGACGTACGCCGTACTTGCATAGAAGGCCCTTCGGGAATTATAAAATCGCTACAACCCGGTCAATTGAAGCACTACAACAAGACCAACGGACAAGTCACACTTTCCAACGGCTCTAAAATTCACATGATTTCGGCAGACGAACCAGACCGAGCGCGTGGACTTAACTTGTCTGGCGCATGGCTGGACGAATTCGCTGCATGGCGCTATGAAGAAACATGGACTGCTGGTCTAGCACCGGCACTTCGAATTGGAAACCCACAAGTCGTTATCACGACGACACCTCGCCCGACGAAACTTATTAAAGAGTTTGTAAACCGCACAGACGGTTCCGTAGTCGTCACCAGAGGTAGTACGTTTGATAATGCAGCTAACCTGTCTGAGGCTGCGCTCGCTGAATTGCGAAACCGTTATGAGGGAACTCGTATCGGACGACAGGAACTTTACGGTGAATTGCTAACTGACAACCCCGATGCCCTATGGACATTGGAGATGATTGACTCTACAAGGGTGAAAGAAGCCCCAGAGTTGGTCAGGATTGTAGTTGCAGTTGACCCAGCCACCACATCAGGTGAAAATGCCGACGAAACAGGAATAGTTGTAGTTGCAAAAGGCGAAGATGGCAGAGCGTATGTTCTGGCTGACCGCAGTTGCCGTGATACTCCTTCTGGGTGGGCTAACCGGGCGATAAAAGCCTTTAACGAATTTAACGCTGACCGAATTGTTGCCGAAAAGAATCAAGGTGGCGACATGGTCGAATTAACGCTTAGATCAGTTGACCCAACCATTCCTTACTCAGGGATTGTGGCAAAACTAGGTAAAAGACTCCGCGCCGAACCGATTGCTGCGCTCTACGAGCAAGGCCGCGTATCGCACGTTGGAGAGTTTGCAGTATTAGAAGATCAAATGACCGGCTGGCTTCCTGATAGTGGATACTCACCAGACCGACTAGACGCTTTAGTTCACGCCCTAGCGGAGTTGAAACTCGCTACCGGTTCTTCGGCTGATAGATTTTTTGCACAACTCGCACCGCCTTGTGGCGCGTGTGGACAACCCAATGAGGTTGATTCGTTTGGCTGTAAACACTGTGGGGTTCTATTAAGAGAATCCAAAGCGCAGTTATACTCATCAGGCATCAACCCATCTCACCGAGGACACTAAGTGGCTCTATTCAAGCGAAAGAACAAGACTACGCTCGCTGCGGAAATTGTTGCTGAATTACAAAAGGCTGGAATGGCCTCTACACCTCTTGGAGGCGGTTCGTATAACGCTGCCTACGCGGCTAACGAAATGTCAACCGCAGGTCAAGGAATCGTAACGACCATCGGACAAGCAACTCCAATGCCTCGCCCTGGATTTGTTGAAGGCGGTGGTGGCTTCGGAGCCATGCTCGGCCCAGCAGCTCCACTACTTCCTGCACCGATTGACGTTGTACTTGACGACTCAGGTCGCGCTCTACCTCGTAAGTACGAATACCAAACTGCAATCAACCTCAACCTCACACAGACCGAGGTTCCGTTTCAAGTTCTTAACTCACTTGCTGAACAATGCGACATCATTCACCGCGCCATTGAGATCCGAGTGGGTGACATTATCAAACAACAGGGTTCATGGACTCTTTCAGATGCCGCTATTTCAAACATCATGGAAGAACAAAACGTTTCACACGCTAAAGCAGCCTTGATTGGTCGCGAAAAGTTCGGCGAAGAAATTAACCGCCTTAATGAATTCTGGGAAAATCCTTACGTTTCTAGTGACCGCACATTCTCTGAATGGATGACCGAATCACTTTGGCAGATTTTTACTTACGACCAGTGGTGTGTCTACCCTCGCTACAACTTCAAAGGTAATGTTTTAGGCTTTGACGTTATTGACGCACCGACTATCAAAATTCTTCTTGACAACCGAGGTGACATTCCTCACCCACCACAGCCTGCCTACCAGCAAGTCTTGTGGGGTTTTCCACGCGGAGAATTCATTGCATCACCAGACGCAGACGGCGAGTTCTACTCAGGCACAGGTCGCGACAAAGAATTTCTCACCGACCAACTCTCAGTCTTTGTTAAGAACCGTCGCACATGGTCTCCATACGGCTACTCACCAGTTGAAGAGGCAATCCCAGCCGCTTCGCTGTACTTGAACCGTCAAGTATGGATGAACTCTGAATACCAGAACGGCTCAATGCCAATGACGTTTATGAAGACTAACTCTCAGGAGTTGGACATTCACAAGCTGGCAGAGTTTGAGCGTATTCTCAATGGTCGTCTAACCGGCAACACCTCAGAGCGTCACCGCATCAAGGTACTGCCAGATGGGTTCGATCCTGTTGCTATGCCAGAGATGGCTGACCGCTTCAAGTCTGATTACGACGAATACATTATTAAGCGCGTTGCATCTATTTTCGGTGTTTCTCCTTCATCTCTTGGAGTCGTGGCTCGCGCCGGACTCGGTGGTGGTAAGGGCGCTTTCGAAGGTGAACAAGAAAACGTTGAAACCGTATCTACAAAACCAATGGAAGATTATGTTGTTGGTTGTATTAACTCTCTTTCACGTCGCTACCTCAACGCAAGCAAAAACGTAACCTTTGTACTTAACGACATTAAATCATCTCTTGACGAAAACCAACGCGCACAAGCACTTCAAGTTTCACTTTTCTCAGGTCAGAAAACTCTAAACGATGTACAGGGTGAACTTGGTCAGAACCTTTACGATATGCCAGAAGCAGACGAGCCTTTTATCGTTGCTGGTAATACGGTTTTGTTCTTGAAGGGAATGTTGAATGTCAACGAAGCCGGTGAGACAACCGGACAGGTAGGAGAACCAAGTGACCAAGAAAACAAAGAAGCACAAGGCAAAGTCAATCAAAATACATCACAAGAAGGTGTCGGTGAAAGCCAAGCGCCAAAGGGTGGTGTAGGGAAAGACATCCCTGCCATTGGCGCACCTGCGGATCAGAAGTCAGCAATGACCGAAGAGTTAAAAGACTTTGGT